TCCACTTGGCGGCCTGATACTCGCGCCGGCAGCGGCCGTAGCCAGGGAGTGTGAGCGACCCTTCGAGCACCGCCTGATCCATCCAGGCACGCCAGATCGGTCGGCACAACTGATGCACGATCACGCCGTGCTGGATCACCTCGCAGCGACGGCGGAACTCCAGTAGGCCGGCGCGGATCGAGGAGTAGTTCACTTGGGTGAGGTCGCCGGTGAGCATCTCGTAGGTGATGCCCATAGCGGCCGCCACGGCCCGGAACTGCTGGCGCATGAACTCGGCGTAGGAACTGCCGACATCGGCCGGTGCCGAGAACTTGATGTCCTCGCCCGGCTCCAGGATTTGCAAGGTGCCCGGTTCCAGCCCGGCCAGGGCCACGCCATTCGCGTCTGCCACGCCTTCGCCTACCAGGTTGTCATCCGGAGACAGGCGAGTGATGAAACCGGCGAACATCGCGGCGGTTTTTTTCCGCACCAGTTCTGCGTCGTCGTACTCGTCGAGCTCGTTGAGCTTCACGAGCGCACGGGCGAGCCACGGCTCGCCGCGAATCTGGCCGGGGCGCAGCGGGCGGAACAGGTGAATCACCTCAGCGGCATCCACCCGCACGGTGTCGATGCCGCCCGATCCGGACATGGGCGCGAGACCGCCATCGTTCGGATGCGATCGGTAGAGGTGGTATGCAACCCGCCTCCCCAGCCGGTCGAACTCGATGCCGGCACGGATGACGTTGCCGTTTGGCAGTTCACGGTTCATGGCGATTGGTAGGTGTTCGGCTTCCAGCACTTGAATCTGGATCGCGACCGGCAGCCCGTCCTCTGGACGCCGCCAGCGCAGACGCACGATCGCATCGCCGCCCTCCAGCATCGCCCGGCAGGCCAGCGACTGCAGGCCGTAGAAGTCGGTGAGACCAGCTGCATCGGCTGTCTCGCACCAGTCCCACCACTGGCGCTGGATCGCTTCGCGCTGCGCGGCATCCGCCACCATGCTCTGCGGCTTGATGCCGGTGCCGATGGCGTTGGCCACGAAGGCCTCGATGCCGGCGGCAGCCCAGGCGTTGCGCCGCACCAGATCGCGGCTCTTGGCGCGCAACTGCTCCTGCGTGTAGGCCAGTGCCGCCACCGCGCCAGGATTGGCCACCGTCCAGGCGAGTGTGCGCCGGCCAAGGCCTGCGCCGTCATAGGTGGGCGTTCCGCCGAAGAGATGGCGTTTCAGATTTCCGAACCAGCCCATCAGAATCCCTTTCCGGTCGTCACGCGGATCTGCCGCGGAGCTTTCGGCCAAAGCCCGGACTGCGTGTCGAGCCTGTCCATCTCGCGCTTGATCTCACGAATGGCCGCCTTGAGTTCGTCGACAGAGCGGTACTCCACTGTCTTGTCGGCGAATGTGACACGCCTTTCGCCGCGCGCCAGCGCAGCTTCGAGCGCCTGCAATTGTTCGATGGTGTATGCCACACGTCACTCCACGAGATAGATGGCCGGCGTCGCAACGCCCGCCGCAGCGGTCAGCGTCGTCGGCGCGGTCGATGGCAGCGTCGATCCAGAACCCGCCGCATACAGGTGGCTGATGACAGTCGTGTTGTTCGCTGTCCGGCCAAGTGATGTCTGCTGACTGGCAACCGCCAATGCCCGCACCGTCGCCGCAGCTGAGGCGATCATGCTCGCCCAATAGAGCGTTCCGGCCAGCAGCGTTTGGCCAACCGAACCGGTTTTGTCGCCAGTTGTGCCGGTGTCCAGGCCAGGCGTTGTGGCCAGCAGCGATCCAGGCGCATCGTTCCCACTGACCACGGTATTGCCGTAGATGCCGATCGACGCCGTTCCCGTCGCCGCCGTCGTCACCGAGATGCGCAGACCAGTGAGCGTGACATTGCGCGGCACGACCAGCGGAATGAAATACTGCCGCGAAGCGGTCAGCGCCAGCGTGGTCAGCGCGGTTCCGTTGACGTCGCCGACGATCTTCGGCGTAGCGCTGCGCTTGGGGTAGGCGATTTGCGCTGGCGCGGCTGGCGCATTGACCGGATATGCGATACTGCCCGTCGCGTCGGAGACGTAGAGGTCGAAGCCCGACCCGGTGCGCACCAGATACAGCGTATCGGGGGCGAGCGTCCCCGGCAGGTTGGAAACGACCTTGGCAAAGCGCAGCGTCGCCATCGCTTACCAGCCTGCCGTCTCCAGCCGTGCACGAGGCGGGTTGCCGTTGTAGGTGAAATCGCCGTTGGCGTCCTCGCCGACCTTGCCAAGCTGCGTCATGTTGGCGTGGGTGTGGCTGTTGGCGACCGCCGAATCGATGGCCGATGGCGATGATGTCGGCCCGCCCTGGATCATCGCCCAGGTGATGGTCAAGTCCATCGACTCGTATTCGGTGAGCTTGATCCACTGGCTGGTCGCGGCGCGCCAGACGTAGGATGCCGCGCCGCTGGTGACGGTCGGGTCGCCCGTTGCGTCGAGCACCAGCACGTATTTGCCGTTCGTGGGCGACAGCGCATTGCGCGCCGTGATGTCGGCGACGATCTCGACGCCGCCAGAGACGTTCGCCACCGACGCATCGATCATCGCCTGGATGTCGTCGCTGTTGATGATGCGGCGTGCGGCCGACCCAGCCGCGTTGGTCACGTACATCTCGACATAGTTCGGCTTGGAAGCCGGTGCTACGAGATAGACGCTATGCCCTTCGAGCGTGCCGGGCAGGGAAGTGGTCTTGTGAATCTTGACGGTTGCCATGATGATTCCTTACCAATGCAGTGTGGATACGATGGCAGCCTGGCAGTAAATCCCGCCGTCGCTGCCCGTGGTGATGGCGTTGCCTGGATCGGCAGAGATATTCACGCCACTCGTCTGTGTCGCGCGAATTTCGTTGATGGAGCCAACTATGCTTTGCTTATTCGCCGTCGTGAGCAGCGCGAGATTGCCGATGCGCGCATTCGTCGCATCGAATTCTTCTTTCACTCGCTGCGCGAACGTTTCGATTCTTGCCTGCAATGACATGATCACCCCATCCACCGGCTCTTGATGACGCGCCGGCCAGTTCTCGCAGTTCCAGAACCACCAAGGCCATCGCGTTTGGTGGCTTCAGTGGGTTGCTCGATTCGCTGATCCTGTTCGCCAAGTGGCGACAGACCGAGCTGCCGTTCCAGTTCTCGCCAGTGCCGATCCTCGAAGCGGTCTAACCCTGCCGCATACGCCGCAGCACGGGCATACACATAGCAGTCGAGCGCTTCGTTGCGCTCGCGCATCTTCTGCCACTCGCGCACCGGGTAGCCGTTGCGGTCGCGCCGGGTGATCAGTTGCTCGGCGCACAGTTGTTGCAGATACTCCGCATCCACCTTTGGAAGATGCACGTAGCCTGTTGGGTAGCGAACCGTGACCCCATCCTCGCCAACCTCCGGCACCTTCCGCAGGTTGTTGTAGAACTCCAGCTTGGCGATACCGCCTGCGACCGGGAACACTTTGATGCCACGACGCAGTTTTTTGCCGCCGCTGGTGGCGTCGACTGCGGTTGGCGTGCCGAGCAGGGATGCCCCGCGGGCGACGCCCTTGACCGCCATCAGCCGTGCATCCCGGGCAGATCGCGCGAAGGCATAGGCTTCCTGCGTCGCAAAGCCGGTGTCCAGCGCGAAGCGCGCCAATGGCATCAGCGCGCCTGTTTCATGCCGCCATTGTTCGTCGAGCATGGCGCCAAGCTGCCGCCACACCTCGTCACGTGCCGTGTCGCCCATGAGGATGCGATGCTCGACGAGCCACGATTCCTTGCCGCGCCCGAAGGCCCATATGGAGACTTCGATGCGATCCTTCTGCACATCGGCTCCCGCCGTGAGCAGCAGTCCTCCCGCGGGCACGCGGCCGATGGGATAGTCTTCCCGCCGCTCCAGCAGGCGCTGCCAGTCTGGGGCTTCGCCTTCCTCGACCCAGGCCTCGCCAAGTTCGGAGTTCTTGAAGGCCTTGATGGTCGCCACCGAACGGCTCTCCGACATGACGGCCTTCTCCCACGACGCCGCAATCTCGCGCCATTTTCTCCAGGGACTATAGAGGCTGGACAGGTGAAACCCCGCGCTCGTTCCGGTTCCTTGCGCCACCCATTCCCCAAGTTCCAGCATCCGCGGCTTGTGATGCTCGGCGATCGCC